ATTATAATAACAAACTTTCCAACTATTTATTATGTTTAAAATCATTTATTATAATATACATTTTTATCCATATATATTTTTTTTTATAGTATATACACAAATTGTCATATTGAAGGAATCTCCTGAAAGTTTAGTTAAAACATTTAAATCCTTATCCTTTATTTTTATAGTAAATCTGGTAATATTATGTGCTATTGGATTTAATGTATATAAGGAAGGGTCAGTCCAGTTTGATAATGTTGCTGGATATGATACTTTAAATTTACTTAATTGACCTGTTGTAGCATTATGATCAGATTTATTGTAATATATATTATCAAAATATTTAAATGTCATATTTTTATCTTTAATATATGAAAATGTTCTATGATATTCATTTAATTCTATGTAATATATATCATTGTTATTTAAAATTCTTGTTGTTGAAGATTCTAAAATTAATGAAGCGTCTATTATTTTAACATTTGATATATTTTTAATAGGATCTTCAAATTTTATGTAAAAATCGAATGAATTAATATCATTATATGTTCCATTTTTTGAATCTAAAAATATTACTTGTTTATCATATTCATTTGTATTATTTAAGTCAACATTCATACTTATTAATATTATAATATTATAATATTTTAATTACTACATAATAATTTTGAGTACATAATTAAAAAATTTTTGAAATTTTTAAAAAGTTTATAAAAGTTTAAATAAAAATAAATTATGTACTCATTTTTAAATTTTGAAATTTCTTATATATTATGATATATTATTATTTTTTCTACATCTGTATAATGCGGATATCAAGAATATAAAAAATATATAAAGATTATATACTTATATATGTATAAGAAAAGAATATAATAAGTATAATGACAGATAGCAAAGACATTGCCGCCGGTTTTGATATTGGAACTACTACAAGTTGTGCGGCTATTTGGATAAATGACAGAGTTGAAATTATTCCAGATACTCAAACAGGATCACGAATTATCCCATCATACGTATCTTTTAGCGATGAAGAAAAATTAGTCGGTGACGCAGCTAAAAATCAATCAACTATGAATCCTAAAAATACTGTATATGATACAAAACGTTTAATCGGGCGAAAATTTAGTGACGATGTAGTACAAGAGGATGTTAAATTATGGTCTTTTAATGTTACTGGAGATTCAAACAACAAACCTCTTATTAATGTAAAATACAAAAATGAAAACAAGAGCTTTCACCCTGAAGAAATCTCAGCGATGGTTATTCAGCGTCTAAAGGAAACTACTGAATCTTATCTCGGACATCCTCTTAAAAAGGTTGTAATTACCGTTCCAGCTTATTTTAATGATTCACAAAGACAGGCAACAAAAGATGCTGGTACAATTGCTGGTCTCGAAGTTCTTCGTATTATCAATGAACCTACCGCGGCCGCCATTGCTTATGGATTGGATAAAACAGGGGATAAGAAAGAAAGCAATATCCTTGTATTTGATTGTGGTGGTGGTACTCACGATGTGTCTATTCTAACATTGGACGGGGGTATTTTCGAAGTAAAAGCTACAGGCGGTGATACTCATCTCGGAGGTTCTGATATTGATAATATCATTGTTGATTATTTATGCGACGAAATTAATAAAAAATACAAAAAGAATGTAAGAGAAAATGCTCGTGCTCTTAAGCGTCTTAATATCGCTGCTGAAAAAGCCAAAAAGAACCTATCATCTTCAACTACTACTACAATTGAAGTTGATTCTCTTATTGATGGTGTAGATTATAATACTACTCTTACTCGTGCTAAATTTGAATCGCTTGCTGATAAAGTATTCCAAAGAACTCTTGAACCTCTTGATCGTCTCCTCAAAGATGCTAAAATGAGTAAAGGAGATATTAATGAAATCGTACTTGTAGGTGGAACAACTCGTATCCCTCGTATTCAAGAACTATTGTCAGATTATTTTCACGGAAAACAACTTAACAAATCGCTAAATCCAGATGAAGCTGTTGCTTATGGTGCTGCTGTTCAAGCATCAATTCTTACAGGCCAAGGCAATAGCAAAACTAACGAACTTCTTCTTTTGGATGTTGCCCCGCTTTCACTTGGTATCGAGACGGCCGGTGGAGTAATGACTAAAATCATTGAACGTAATACTACTATCCCTACTAAAAAATCGCAAGTTTTTTCTACTTACTCAGACAATCAACCAGGGGTCGATATTAAAATTTATGAAGGCGAACGTGGTTTTACTAAGGACAATAATCTTCTCGGAAGTTTTCATCTTGATGGCATCCCTCCTATGCCCCGTGGTCAAGCACAAATCGAAGTAGCGTTTGATATTGACGCCAATGGTATCATGAATATTACAGCTGAAGAAAAATCTACAAAGAAAACTAACAATATTACCATTACAAATGATAAAGGACGTCTTTCAAGCGAACAAATTGAAGAGATGATCAAGAAAGCTGAAGAATTCAAGAATGAAGATAATAAGATGAAGGAACTTATTGAAACTAAGAATGGTTTGGAAAATTATCTATATAATCTCAGAAATTCTATGACAAAACGCGAAGGTTCTCCTCCTACTCTTGATGAAGTAAAGAAAGAAGTCGATCCTATTGTTGAAGAAGGGCTTAAATGGTTTGAAGAAAACAAAACATCTGATGTTGAAGTATATAAAAAGAAACAAAAAGAAATTGAAGAAAAGGTTAATCCTCTAATGCAAAAACTATATAGCCAAGGTATGCCGGAAGGAATGCCCGATCTTTCAGGAATGGCAAGTAGTATGGCTGGAGGTATGCCGGAAGGAATGCCCGATCTTTCAGGAATGGCCGGAGGTATGCCTGGCTTCCAAGAAGAAAAAGAAGATGATGGTGTCGAAGGAGATGATTCAGGCGAAGAAGTTGCTAAAAACAAATCAGTCGATGAATTAGATTAGATTATTTTTTATAATAAATGTAGTTAAATATTATTGCTCCTATAAATAGGAATAAATAAAATGCAATAAGAAATAACGAAATAGTATTATATATATAGTAAACTTCTCTTCTAATATCTTCACTACATACACAATTTATTTCTTTTAATTTATTAATAAATATTATAACAATAAATATATTAATAAAACCGAATATAGATATTATCATATGGAATATACTTATAACTAATGATAATGAAGTAGGTATTGTAGTATTATCAAAATTATTACTATACATATAAATTGTTAGTACGATGTTTAATATTGAAAATAATATGAATATATATAGAAAATTTTTAATATAAGAACGCATCCAACTTTCGCTACAAGCACACTTTATTTCTTCAAGTTTAGTAATCCATATAATAGCATTTATGTTAATAAGAAGAATTGCTAAAGATATAATTATTAATAGTACAAAAAATGCGTTAAATCCCACTGTTCCCATTGATTTACTAACATTTTTCATATCTCCACTCATATCATAAATTTCTGACAGAGGCTTACTTTTACTATTGTTTTTTACTGATGTATTAGACGAATATTTTTTTTTCATAGTATATCTACTAATAGATATAAGATATAAATTATTAAACAAATATATAATGCAAGGATTATCAAATCTTGGATTTACTTGTGCTATTAATAGCTTAGTTCAAATAATCTGTAGAAATGATTTATTAAGAAATATTATATTAAGCTATGATTTTCCAGATAATACATTAATTTCTAATTTAAAAGAGTTATTGGTACTCTTACATATTGAAAATAAATCTATTATTCCTAAAAAATTTGTAGCAAGTATATATAGTAATTTTGGCAATATATTTAATTATGGAGAGCAAATTGATATTACCGAATTGTGGATATTTTTAAACCAAAAGATAATATCTGAAATAAATGATAATCCCAAATATCATAATCCCCTACTTAATGATAATAGGGTTTTAAATGGAATACAATATTCTAATTATGAAGATTTTATACTTGCATTTAAAAATAGCAAATATCTAAATGAACAATTTATATATTATTATACAACACATTGTAATAACAAAATATCTTTATGGCAAAATACTACACAAGGGTTTTTACTTAATGTAACTAAATGTAAAAAATGCGAACATACATTATATAATTTTGAACCTATTAGTACTCTTCATTTAGATATACCGGATGATATTGATAATCCAAATATTATTAATATGTTAGAAGATTTATTACAAGAAAATAATTATAATGATGACTGGAAATGTGACAAATGTAATGAAAAGACCGAATATATAAAAGCTTCTAAATTATGGAGCTTACCTGCTGTTTTATTTATAATTATAAATAGATTTGTTAATACAAATATTAAAAATACCAAACCTGTAAATATAAATGACGCTCTTTGTTTTACAAAAGGTACTATTTTATATAACAAAGATCAAGAAATAAATTATAAACTATCTTCAATAGCACTACATGTTGGTAATATTTCAAGCGGTCATTATACATCTATATGTTCTACGCAAGTAGATAATGAAAATACCTTTTTATTATACAATGATGATAATATATCAAAAGTTGATAACTTTTTACAAAAAAATAAGGAGGCATATATGTTAATATATAATGTTGTATAAATCTTTATAAATCCTTGTTAATTTTATTAGGTAATCCGTGACCAAATAATACCATATATATTAATACTACCGCCGCTATTAAAATACTTCTATTTTCAGCCACCTTATCATTTTGTTGAAAAGCAAAAACCATAATAATATATAATATTAATCCTATAATAATAGAGTGGAGTAACATAATTATACCTCTTTCCATTTTATAGGATTATATCTATTTATAGATACTAAAATAAATTATAGATGTATACATTATTATTATGAAATAGAATATAAGGTCTTTTAAATATATTCCCCTTTTAACAAAATAATTTCTTCTAACATCTGGATATAATTGGCAACCCAAAGATATTCCGTTAGAAATAGCACTTTCTATACTATTGAATGGGATATAACTTTTTCCATTATGAGTACCTAAAGTATATAAATTATCTATAGTTTTGCTTGAAAATTCTATATATTTTTCATTCAATGTATTATAATAAGCATTGTCTGAGCAAATCCACATTTTTTTATAGGCGTCATAATAATTGTTAGGATTGATAATAGCAAAATATTCAGCCGATGAAACGTTTTCACAATTAATATAGCAAATCTTTAATTGTCTAAAAACCTCTAATATTAATTCTTCACTATTACATTCATTAGGACATTTATTAATATAACTACTTTTTTTATCACACAATGTTATCATAGTGCTTAGTATAGGATAAGATGTATTTTCTAATTTATTACAATATTCTGATAAGTTCATTACTATAATACCCCATTCTGTACTTATTGCTAAACCATTACTATCATAAAAATCTATATTAGTTTTAAAATGATATGTTATTGATATATAATTACGATATTTTGTTTTTTTTACCCATGCTTCCAAATCTTCATAATTTCCAAAAGAATTCTTTAACATATCATCATTTCTAATGATATTTAATAATGCTATAGGAGGTACTGCTAATACTAAATCAGCACATCCGTATTGTTCTCCGCTCAGTAAATCTACGCCACATACACTATTATCTATTATATTAATACTATATATCTCTTTTTCCAATTTAAATTCAACGCCTTTATTTTCTAAAAATCTTTTCCAATTATCGAATAAATATTTATCTAATGTTTTAGCAGGAACTAAAATCTTACTATTAAAAAGTACATCGTATAATTTAATAAATTTATTCAAACTATAAGTCATTATATTACCATCATCAATATAAACACATATACTATCTATAATATCAATTGATTTAGTACTAAACTTATAATATTGTGTATATTCATATAAACTCGTATTTTTTCCATAATTATCATTAAATAGATACTTCATATACGCACATATTAATACATAGTTTTCGTATAATGTTAATTTATTTCTAAATAACAAATTTGATATAAAATTGTATTTATATTTTATAAATAAGCTATTATAATCTAATCTCAGTTCTTTAATAATATTAATAAAATTATAATATACTGACATGTATGTTCTTGGACCATATTCTGTATATATTCCATAATAATCTCTTAAGACGCGATGAATACCACCTATACTATCTTCTTTATCTATAATTAATATTTTTCTATATATATTTGAACATACATGTGCAAGAGCTAATCCAGATGGTCCAGCACCTACTATAATTAAATCATAATATAACATTCTAAAGATAAGTTATATATATATATATTAATAATTTAAAGTTATATAGGTAGGTATATAAATATAAATATAAATATAAATAATATATACATATATTAAAATGGAAAACTTAAATAATGAAATAGTAACTTTAGTTATCGAGAATAATGTTATACAAATTAGATATGATAATGATACACAAGAAGAAATAGAAATAGACGAGATATTTTATTCTAATATGAGAAATTTGTGGTTAATATCTCAACCTCCTTTTATATCTGATCGCTATAAAAATGTTATGAATGATATAATATTAGCATGTATCCACAAAAATAAAAGATGTATTAGCGAATTAAATAATTTTTTTGCTAAAGGTAATGAAGATAGTGTTAAAGACTTTTTAACATATATGCGTAAAAGAGATTTAACAGAGGAAAAGAAAAAATGGAAAATAATATAATAACATAATGTAGATTACCAATTTATTCATTAATGAATATTAAAATAGTAAATATTTTTTCTATTAAATATCTTGCTCAACTTATAATATTATCAACTATATTATTAAATAATATGTCATTTGCATATGTAAATATTAATATTTTTGGAACTGGTTTATATTTACCATATAGCATGGGTGTATTAGGGTATATTAAAAAAAATATACCAATCAAAAACTATAATATAACAGGTATTTCAGGAGGTGCCTGGTGTGCTTTATTATATACTCAAGAAAAAGACTTATCAAATCATGATTACTTATGGGATTTTTCTATAGGAAAAAATGTAAATAAAATATCTTTTCACAATGACATTAGGACTTTTCAAAGTAATATTGAAAAAAATTTAAAATTAAGATATTCAGGAAGAGATATAATAGATAATAATAAAATATCAATAATCGCTTCAAATGTAAAAGCAATATATAATATTAAAAATGTAAAAAAGAATGATTTTACAGATATCAATGATCTAATTGATTATTGTCTATGTAGCTCATATATTCCATATATATCAGGTAATACTTTTTCAAAAAAATATAAAGATAAATATTATATAGATGGTGAAATAAAAAATTCAAAAACATTAGAAATAATAGGTTCGGATGATATAGTTTCTTCATGTTCGATAGATATAGATAGATTTATG